ATCTTATTGCGCTGCTGATGGTACTGCGTTTCGGATATCAGACCTAAGTTGTAGCGCCGCTCGAGTGTTTCCAGTTCCTGCTGCTCGGCTAATTCCGCTGCCTTCAGCGCCTCGGTACGCGCTTTCTTGGCTGCCTTTTGGATGGCCTTGTTCGCCTCTTCCTGGTTCTTGATCTGGTTATCGGCGATCTTTTTGTCGATATCGGCGGTATCCATGCCATACTGCTCCATGAGCGCCTTCAGCTTATCCAGATGCTGGGTCTGAAGTTCGCGCGTATGGGCATCGTATTCCTCCTGCGTCATCTCGCGATTAAGCAGCGCCTGTTTGTCGGCGCGTAAGCTGTTATCGAGCCATGTCTGCAGATCCTTCTGCATGGTGGTGTAGCTATTCTTATTAAGCGCCATCTGTGCATTCAGCACTTTTATCTGCAGATCTGCAGTAGCCTTTCCGTGCTTAGTAGCAAATGCCAGTTCTTCCTTGGCTTGCTCGAATGCTAACTCCAGCTGCTTTTGCTTGCTCTGCTCGGCGGTAATCTGCATTTCGGCCTCCTGTCGGATAATCTCCGCCTTCCTGGCTGCATAAGACTCCTGGAGTGCCTTCAGCTGTTTCTTGTACGTCTCTTCGTTCGCCTCGGATTGTCTCTGCGCGGCTTCTTGATTTGCTTTTGCTTGCTCCTTGTTTGCCTCTGCCTCTTTAGCGGCTATCCGGAGGCGCAAATCCGATGCCCTCTGTTCATATCCGGTAAGTAGGTTCTGCTGATATGCAATTTCTTCTTCACTCCAATGGGTATTGGATTTGATATTATCCCTAACTTGTTGCGCAGCGCGCTCCCAACCCGCCAATTTTCTCTTCAGCCCTTCGAGCGAATTATTCATATCTTCTTCCATCCTGGCTGTCTCCAGGCTGCTCATGGCATCGTTATAGGAGCTGCTTAATTTATCGATCGCCTTCTGCGTTTCGGTGATCTCTTTACGCAGTTTCTCTTGTTTTCGCTCGCTGTCGGTATTGGCTAGAGCTATCTCCTGTTCGATGAGCTTTTTGTTCATCTCCACAATGCTCTCCTTATACGCTTCTGCCAGTGCTTCGGCTTTGAGTAAGCGGATCCGGTCGTTGTAGGCATCGTTGGCATTGAGTAAGGCTGCATGCAGCTGCTCGTTGGTTACTTTCTCTTTGTCCAGGTGCGCAAGGAACTCCGGGTACTGGCTTTCCAGCTGATTGATCAGGTCAGCGCGGAGTCTTTCGTTGTCGTTGGTGGCCATGATTGACTTTACGAGATTATTCAGCGCTGCTTTCTCTGCGTTCGCATCTGCTATCTGACCTTTTGCCAAATCCTGTGCGCGCTCCTGGGTTTCATTCAGTACGCTTTGCGCGTCGGAGGCTTCCATGGCATGCTTAACGAAGAGCACCAGACCGGCGATGACAGCCGTGATCGCCATCGCTATCAATCCCCAAGGTGAAGTCATAAGGCTGCGTTTAAGGCTCTCGTTAGCTTGTTCTGCCAGTTTGGTCACACCGATATTGGCTATCTTGGTCGTCATCTCTGCGATCATTGCAGCCATATCCGCTTTACGCCATAATGTGATTGCTTTGCCGGTAACGAGATAGGTGGCTAATACGCCGGTAATGATCTTGACAGCCTTGGCATTGTCCTGTACCCATTTCACGGCATTGCGCATGCCACCTATGATTTTGGTAGTCAGATCCACGATGTCCTTGAAGACTCCTTTGCTGTTGTAGAACTGAAGCATCAGACCTTCCCATGCCGATTGCATCAGTTTGAAACTACCTTCTACGGTATCGAGTTTCGTCTGCTGCATAGCTTCCAGGTCGTCACCTACGCCTCTGATGCTGTCACGCAGGGTGGTGATGGCATCTGCGCCATTCAGGAAGGTCTCAAAAGCAGCTACGGATCGCTTATCGGTCAGATCGAGCGCTTCTGCCAGCGATATGCCCTGGTCTTTGAGTTCCTGGAGTGCCGGTGCAAGGTCATCGAGACTCTTGATCGGTTTACCAAGTGCCTGTGCAAGCTTTCCGGAGCTGTCTGCGAGATTAAGCAGAATGTTACGCGTGGCCGTTGCTGCAGAAGAGGCATCGAATCCGCTGTTTGCCAGCGTACCAAGGAGCGCGGTGGTGTCTTCGATGGTGAAGCCGAAAGCATTAGCTACCGGCGCGATCGTACTCATCGAGTTCTGCAGGTAACTGAAGTCCAATGCCGATTTGGTAGTAGCTACACCCATCGCACTCACTACACGCGTCATCTCGGATGCGTCTAAGCCGAATGCCCGGAG